GTCTGCATTTGTGGATTTTAATGACCCTTCTTGGACAAGCGCCTCATTTACTGCAAATGGCGCACTTGTTTATAACTCTAGTAAATCAAACAAAGCGGTAGCGGCTTTTGCTTTTGGCGGCGACCAAACAGTATCATCTGGTACTTTTACAATAACAATACCCGCAGCGGCATCAGGAACAGCGGTGGTCAGGATTGATTAATGTCTTATTCGTATTCAGAGCTAAAGCAGGCTATACAAGATTTTACTGAGAATGATGAAACAGGTTTTGTAACAAACCTGCCTGTGTTTATTCGCTCTGCTGAAGACCGCATTTTTTCAAATGTAGATTTAGAAAACTTTAGAAAGAACGCCACATCTGCACTTACGCAAAACAACGAGTATCTTTCCACCCCATCAGATTTTCTTGCTCCGTTTTCTTTATTTATAACCACTGCAAGCAGTGAAAACTTCTTAATAGAAAAAGACGTTAATTTTATTAGAGAGGCGTATCCCAACAGGGCCACAACAGGTGTCCCTAAATATTATGCGTTCTTTGATTCTACAGTAACGTCCGGAGGTCAGGTTCAGGCAAACTTCATACTGGGTCCAACACCGGACCAAGCGTACACTGTGGAGTTACATTATTACTATCGACCAGCAAGCCTGACTGCTGGCGCAAACAGTGAGTATACATGGTTAAGCAAAAATGCTCCTAATGCCCTTCTTTACGGTTCTTTAATAGAGGCGTATATTTATATGAAGGGTGAGCAGGATGTTATATCTATGTATGAGGGTCGTTTCCAAGAGGCAATGACAAGATTAAAAGACCTTGCTGAGGCAAGAGAAAATGATGACGCATATAGGCAGGGATTGCCAAAGCGTCCTCGCACATAAGGAGTAAGAAATGGCAACGAGTAACGCGGCAACCACTTACCTTGAGAATAAAATACTTAGTTTTATTTTTAAGAATAATGCTGGTTCATTCGCAACACCGGGCAACAGTATTTATGTTGGCTTGGCAACGGCAGTTTCTGATGCAGAGGCTGGTTCATTAACAGAGGCAACTTTTGGTTCGTATGCACGACAGCAAGTGACCGCAGCTAACTGGACACTCACATCATCTTCAGCAGACACACAAACAATTAAAAATTCTGCTAATATTGAGTTCCCCGCATCAACAGGTACGAGCAACACAATAACCCATGCTTTTATAGTTGATGCAGCCAGCTCTGGAAATATTTTATTTGTAGGTGCTTTGGATGCTTCAAAAACAATCGCAACGGGCGATGTGTTTCGCATAAATACAAATAACCTAACTATAGAGTTGAAGTAATGGCACTGGTCATAAAAGACCGAATAAAAGAAACCACTACCACCACAGGCACGGGTACTTATACCCTTGCGGGTGCGTTTACTGGTTTTGAGGCATTCAGTCAAATAGGTGATGGGAATACCACTTTCTATACTTGCACAGATGGCACTGATTTTGAAATAGGCATTGGAACTTACACTGCATCTGGTACAACCTTGGCTCGTACCACAATTTTGCAGTCTAGTAATTCTGATAGCGCGGTAAGTTGGACTTCAGGAACTCGCACTATCTTCTGTACGTTGCCAGCAGAAAAAATGTCTTTTTTAGACGCCAGCGGCAATCTTGTAGCGGCAAACGGAAGTGCGTTGACCGCCTTAAACGGCAGTAATATAGCGTCTGGAACAGTTCCTGTCGCGAGAATAGACACAGGCACTTCAGCAAATAAGATTGTTATACTTGATGGCTCTGCTAGGCTACCCGCAGTCGATGGGTCACAGTTGACTAATTTGCCCGCTTCAGGTGCAACGGCTGGTTTTGCAGTGGCTATGGCGATAGCCCTCTAAGGAGTAAATTATGGCGCAGGATTTTGAAAGAAACATTGCACGAAATGTAGGAACGAGCGAGGTTGTTCTACGAACCGCAAATTCTGACGATGCTCTTATTGGCATAAATATCGCTAATGTCACAACTACCCAAATCTTAATGGATGTGTACATTACTGGAGCAGGCGCTACCAATGATTATTACATTATTAAAGATGCGCCTATACCTGTTGGTTCAGCATTACAGGTGTTAGATGGTGGGGCAAAAATTGTAATGCAATCTGGCGATATACTTAATGTCAAGAGTGATACGGCAAGCAGTGCAGATGTTTGGGTTTCTGTTGTAGACACTATTAGTTCATAAGGATGGATAATGCCGTACATAGGTCAAAAAGTTCCGGGGTCTTATCAGGCCATCAAAGCTGTACAAAGATTTAATGGAGACGGTAGCGACACTACGTTTACATTGAACACTACGGTATCTTCTGTACAAGATGTATTAGTGTCTGTTGATGGTGTAGTACAAGACACAGCCGCCTACACAATTCCAGATGGAACTACCCTTACATTTACCGCCGCTCCCGCTTCTGGTACAAATAATATTTTTGTGAATTATCTTGCTCCACAAGCAGCCACTATTGCACCCCCTGCGGAAAACAAAGGCAACTTTAAAGCGGGTGGTATGTTTCGTACCAACGCACAATCTCTTACATCTAACACAACCATTCTGGCAACAGAAAACGCTAACGTAACAGGGCCACTTACAGTAGCCAGCGGTGTGACACTCACCGTTGAATCTGGTGGTACATTGGTGACGCTATGAGTACGTTGAAGGCAGATACAATTCAAAACACCAGTGGCGGTGCGGCTACGCTGACTAAGCAAGAAGGTGTTAAAAGTAGGTTTGTGTACGCACAACACGTTCCCGTAGTGTACGGAAGTTTCAACATCTCTTCTGTCACAGACGTTACTACAGGAGGTTTTACTGGCAACAGAACAAATGCTATGAGCGACACAACTTATGCTACTCAATTTACTCCAACAGCGGGGTATAATATGGCTAACTCTGGAAGCGGTTATTCTTTTGGTCAAAGAGGACATGTTGGCACTGTACCTTCTAGTCCGTATGCTGGAACATACAGCGCATCAGCAACAAGCTACGTTTCAAATCATAGTAACGGAAGTTTTTATGACTACGAATGGTCAGCCACAACCTATGGAGACCTAGCATGAGTACCATTGAAGTAACAAATATCAATGACATCTCAGGCAACGCCTCTTTGGTTACGGATAATGGCGGTCTAAAGACGGATAAATTAACAGGCAAGACAACTGCTGGTTCTATCTCTGTTGTGGGTGAAGGTAATAGCACAACAACTAATCTCCAACAGGGCTTAATAAAAGCGTGGTTTCAATTCAATTCAGATGCTTCTTTACAGGACAGTTTTAATACCGCCAGTTGCACGGATAATGGTGTTGGAAGTTTTACCCAAAATCATACAAACAATATGGCAAATTCAGACTATGCTTTTGTTGCTATGGCAGGACATGATAACAATACACTTCCGACAGCTACCATAACTGTCATGCACAAAGCAATTACATCTGGCACAAGAGTGCGGATACATAATGCAAGCGGCACGGTGGTAGATGAAAGTCAGTGTAATGGAATGTCATCAGGGGATTTAGCATAATGGCTCTAGGAAAAATAAAAGCAGACCAACTAGAACACAGCACCGCAGGCACGGTTGATACGCAGTACGTTGTCAATGGTAGTGCGAAAGTATTAGGAAATTTACAGGCTGATGGCAGCAGCAATACTGCGGTTTCACTAAACATATCCAGTGTTACTGATGGCTCTGCTGGATTAAATACTGTTGCAGTTACTAATGCCTTCACTGCGGCTTTGGCTGTATCAGCTTTAATTGCCAATCACGACAGTAGCTATAATCGGACTCATACAGTTGATGATACAAGTGCATCTTCATTTATTACTAGGTCTGTTACTGCATCAGGCGGCACACTTACCGATGTAAATCCCGCGCATTCAATAGCATTTTTTGGAGACTTAGCTTGATAGAAACACCTAAATTTCAAGGCACACACTTATGGGACAGACTGTGCTGGGCAAAAGAAAACCTTGAGCCGCATCAGTCTGAGTATCGTGTCGTGTATGAAGACAGTATAGACGAGTGCGCTAAGATACTCGTTCCAGACCCAAACTGGATGGCTTGTGCATTGCAGGGCGGTATCCTACCCCCGGTCTGGGTGTACTGGGAGCTTGCCAAAGACGAAGCACAGCCCGATTTTAAGAAGCATACACGCGGTCATCTTTTGCACAACACAGAACCTGTTGAGGCTATGACTGAAGAGCAAGCCTTGGAATATCTCATAATGAAAGACTGCCCACAACACGTTTGGCGTGAGTGGGATAGCGGTAATAAGCCAAAACTGGTAATATGCAAAACAGAACAGCTTCCAGCAACAAGAGAGTGGCGTAATGCTTGGAAGATTAGTGAAGACCTAGCCACTGATAAAATCGTAGCCGCATAAGGAGTAACCCAATGGCAACAACTTATATTGTAGATAAAGACGGCAATCAGGTTGATGCCTCAACCGTTACCGTTCCATCAGACCGTCACTTTCGTAATGCATGGACTTTGAACGGCAAAGTCATCTCTGAAGATATGACTAAGGCAAAAGAAATCTTCAAGGATAAAATCCGTGAAGTTCGTGGACCTTTGCTTGATGCAGAAGATGTAGTGTACATGAAAGCGCTAGAAGCTGACGATGCTTCTGCAAAGACTGCTTCTGTAGCTAAGAAAAAAGCTCTTCGTGATGCACCAGCCGCACAAGCGATTACAGACGCAGACACAATCGCAAAGCTAAAAGCAGCTTGGGATACCTCCGTGCTGGGTGATAGCCCTTACGCATAAGTGTAGAGTTTTTGGAGCAGGCAAATGGCATTAACGACCGTAAACCTTAGTGGGCTTGCTACTGGAGCTAAACCGGGTCTTAGAGAATTATCAACTGTAAATATTACAAGTGCAGTTGCCAATGTAACTTTTCAAAATTTATCTACTGACTTTGATGCGTTTGTTATTAATGCTCATATTTATCCTGCATTAGACAATGAACAACTTTATTTCGTGATGCTAGATAGTGCAGGAAACAATGCTGGGTATCACAGCACCGCTAAATTTGGATTTTCTTATATGATTGACGGGGACGATTTTACCGACCCTTATGACCCTGTAGGAAAATTAGGCCCACTAATGGGCGCACATCAGGCAAATAACCGACATGAAGGTATTCGTTTTACCGGAACTTTATTAGGCAGAAATTTTGTTTATAATGGCGCAACTCAAGCCCCTCCGGTTTTTTTAGGAAACTATCAAAGCAACTCAACAGGCACTGAGCCACAAGGGGGTTCTTTTTATATTTGTATGGATGGGTATGGCGGTAATCCTGAAACCTTTACGGGCGTAAAGTTTTATATGAGTAATGGAAATATAGGTGAAGGATATGTTAGAATTTATGGAATGTCAGGCGCATGAAAAAATGTATTGTTGATTTTTCTGTTTCAAATCAACCTCAATTTATTGATTTGACAGATGTAGAAATTAAAGAAGCACAAGAAAGAGAAGCAGCGTCTGGCACAGTGGAAGAACGTGCCTTAAGGGCTTTAAGACAATCAAGGAATGCAAAACTAGCGAAAACAGATTGGACTCAAGGGGCGGATGTGCCTGATTCAATAAAAAACGCTTTTGTTTCTTATCGACAAAAACTTAGAGACATTACAAAAACACATAATAATTTGCGAACTGTGGAGTGGCCCGAACACCCAACCAACAATAAAGTAAGAGAGTAAATATGCCTTACATAGGTAAATCCCCAGCAGTAGGTTTTCGCAATCGCTTTGTATATCAAGCAACCGCAGGGCAAACCTCTTTTAGCGGCAGCGATGCTGACAGTAAAGTTTTGACGTATCAAGACAGCCTGTACATGGATGTATATCAGAATGGTGTCTTGCTTAAACCGGGGACTGACTACGCGGCCACAACAGGCACAACAGTAGTCTTGGTAACGGGGGCAAGCCTCAATGATATAGTTGAGATGGTTATCTATGACACCTTTTCTGTAGCTAACAGTTACACGAAGTCAGAGTCTGACACTCGCTATCCGTTTAAGGGCAACAACAGCATCATCCGTCTAAACGGTCAGACTATTAGTGCAAACATCACTATTGATGCAGACGAGAATGGGGTATCGGCTGGGCCTATTACACAGAACGCAACCGTGACTGTCAATGGGTATTGGAGCATCGTATGACCAGTGTACTGAATGTAGATACTATTGCAGATAAGGCTGGCACTGGCCCTGTTGCATTGACTAAACAACAGGCCGCTAAACATTGGGTTAATTATGATGCTGTCAACCAAACAACAGATGGGTCGTTCAATCAGAGCAGTTTAACTGATAATTCTGAAGGCGATTATACTAGCACCTATACTAACGGATTATCTAGTGCTACTGATAAGTGTATCATGACTTGTTCTTTTAACACCGCAAATGACGGTAGTAGTGGCAATTCAGGATATTCTAGGGGCGGTAGTAATTCAGACCAATCAGGGGATAGTCCTCAGTCTGCATCTTCAATTAACTTTAACACTTATTACGGGTCTAATGGTAGCTCAAATGGGGCTTTGGAAGACCACAATGGCTCGTATTGCATGACTGTAGGAGACCTCGCATAATGGCAAGCATACTCAAAGTAGAAACAATTATGGGTGTGGCTACCGCTGGCTCTGTTGCTGTGACAGGTGAAGGCAACTCAACCACGACTAACCTGCAACAGGGGTTGTGTAAAATGTGGGCAAGATTAGATGGTACAGGCACTATTGGGTTGGATGACAGTTTCAATGTAAGTAGCACGGCAGATAATGGAACAGGTAATTATGCTTTTATTTTTACCAATAACATGAACAATGCAAACTATAATGTTGCACACGCTAGTGGAAATCAAATACAAATTCATTCTGGGGCAAACACCTCAAATGTTACCATATTGTGTAGAGACCAAAACAACTCTAATGAAGATGTTGACCCCGCATTTTCTAACATACACGGAGACCTCGCATAATGGCAAGCGAACTGAGAGTAAACACCCTAAAAGATGCCAGCGGTAACAACTCTGTTGGCATGACATATGTGGCGGGGGGAAGTGCGAAAGTGTGGACACATTACAGTGCAACCGCTTTGGTAAATTCACTTAACTCAAGTTCTTTTACAGATAATGGTCAGGGCGACCACACCATTGCGTTTTCAACTAGTTTTTCAAATGCTAATTATTCAGCGCAATTTGCTGCAAAACACTCTAACAATAACGCTCTTGCAAATAGCTTAAAAACTCTTTCAACAGGAAGTATTGTCACAATTAACGGTGGTGCTTTAAATAACTATCTTTATCAAACAAATCGAACAGATAATGATGATAACTGCCTTACAATTCATGGAGACTTAGCATGAGTAAAGCAGCAGAATTAGCAGCATTTATAGGTGGCGGAAGTTTTGTTAAAGAGCAGCTTGCTATGATATGTGATGGGCAAAGCTACACCGTTTCTAGCGGAACCTACACCCCTACAAATGTGACAGCCGCACAGGCATTAACAACTAGTTTTGCCACAGTTACTGGTTCTGAACTTTCATATACTCCTCCATCAGGAACAACTTGCGTAGTATACGAATTTACCCTTCAGTTTACTTTCTATGATGCCCACGGTATTGGTCATTTTAAGTTTTTTATTGGTTCAGATGAAGTGACAAATCAAAGGCTTAATTTAAGTTGTCAATATCCAGAATTATTAGCAACTTTAAGGTATGTAATACCCATTGGCGGTTCAGCAAGCACTGCAACTGGCAGACAGGCTACATGGACATCAGCAAAAACTCTTAAAATTACGTGTGCGGAAAATAGTTCATCAAATGAGGCGTTTCTTCATTCTACTACATATTGGGAGGGCGGTACTAGCACGGACCAATTTCATCAGCCTAAATTAGTTATTACGGCTCTAGGTTAGAGACAATGTTTGGCGTTCAGGCAATATCAGAATCACCTATTGCCACCCAAGGCATTTTACTTTTTGGGTCTGAAACTGTTGATGCAAATTTCACACAAACGACTTCTGCTAGTCCTATTTTTTCAGGAGTCGCAGAGTTAGAGGCCTTGTTTGTAAAAATATCTGCCGCTGCCGGGACTCTTATAGGCGAAGTAGATTTATCAAGTAATTTTACCCAAACAACAACACAACAACTTATAGCTGCGGGTGTCGCGAGTGTTGATGCAAACTTTACTCAAACCGCTGTACCAAACTTTACAGCCTCTGGTGTTGCAGAGTTAGACGCAAACTTTACCCAAACATCCACACCGATTTTTATTGCATCAGGAGCTTCTAGTGTTGACGCAAACTTTACTCAAACTACCACGCAACAATTAATTGCTTCAGGCATTGCAGAACTAGATGCAAACTTTATTCAAACATCAACAGGTGGCTTATTGCTTAGAGCGGTTGCTTCCTTAGATAGCTCTTTCGACATATCTACTTTAGGTGGCCTTGTAAGGTTTGCTTCACAAGAAATGAGCGGTGTATTCTTAATAACAACAAATGGTGATATACTGTGGGTAATAGTAGATTCTAATGCAAGTATAGAAAACTGGGCAGAGATAACAAGCACTGGTAGCGGAAGCTGGACAGAGATAAACGCAAATACATCAGTGGAAACATGGACAAATAAGGTGGTATAAATGGCAAGTACCTATACAACTAATACAGGGATTGAGAAGCCGGGTACTGGTGACCAAGCGGGTACTTGGGGTACAACAACCAATACCAACTTTGACATCATTGACGCGGCCCTACATGGACAGGCGGCCATAACTATAACTGGCAGTCAAGACCTAACAACAAATGATGGCTCTGTTTCAGATGGTCAAAAGACTGTTTTGGTTCTTTCTGGAACTCCGGGGTCCACATTTGAACTTAGAGTAACCCCGACAGACCAAAAAAAGTTTTACACAATTAGAAACGAAACTGATGCGGCCTGTAGAATAATCTATAAGGGTAATACATACTCTACATCTAATGGCGTGGAGATTGCCTCTGGAGCAACTCAAGCTGTAACTGGAGACGGCGGGGGTGCTTCAAGCGGTAAATTTAAATCACTAACACCGCCAACAGACTTGGTTAATGATGCAAGCCCACAGTTATCAGCAAACCTAGATGTAAATGGTAATAGCATTACATCAACTAGCAATGGCAATGTGGTCATAGCGCCAAACGGAACAGGTGATGTTCAGCTTGACGCTGACACAGTTAGAGTTGGGGATAATAATGCAGATGCCACAATAACAACAAACGGCACAGGCGACCTAACACTAAGCACAAATGGTGGGACCAACTCCGGGACTATTGCCATAGCTGATGGTGCGAATGCAAATATTAGCCTTACACCCAATGGCACTGGTAAGGTTGTGCTGGATGGCCTTAGTTATCCTACAGCGGACGGCACAAACGGCCAGTATTTGCAAACAAATGGCTCAGGTGTTTTAAGTTTCTCAACAGTGCCAATCAGCGGCAGCACATTTACACTTGGTAGCTGGACTTTAAGCGTGGTTAGCAACGAATTGGTTTTTAGCTACAATGGCACAGGAGTGGCTAAAATAAAAACTACAGGTGAAATTGTTTCTGCGGATGACATTACCGCCGAAGGAACTATTTAATTATGGCACTACCTGATTCTGGTGAAATTAAGTTAAGCCAACTGGCTACACAATTTGGCGGCTCTGCCCCCCATAGCCTTAAAGAATACTATCGAGGCGGGGGCAGTGTGTCTGACAATGCCTCCAACGCCTCTGTTCCTCAATCTGGGGAGGTTAGCCTTAAAGACTTTTACTCTTCAGCGGGAACTCAAACAAGAGACATAAGGGTTTGGATGGCTTATCAGTTTTCTCCATTTGACACTTCTGGATTTGGCGTTACCTCACAAAGCAGTACAGCCGCCCCCTCCACCATTTCTAATGGTGCAAATGCTGTAGCTTGGCAGCCTGTCTTTCATGCTGGAACTGGTTTTATTACCAGCGCAAGCATCACAATTTCACAAAACGAAGACGTATCAGCATACAACAACAATGTTGTTTTGTACGGTGGCTTAACTAGCAGCACTGTAACTAATGTGGTTGCGGCTTGGAACGCTGGGTCTGATGGCCATGATGGTGGCGATAGGAGTTACAGCATCTCATGGAACGCTGACGGCACTATAAATTCTATCACTTACACTGGCGGTAATTATAACACGGGCATCATTATATGGGCTACGGATAATGTAAGCGCCGCAAACAGCGCTGGGTATAAGTGGTTTGGTTTTTACGCAAAAAACCCACCCTCCTTTAGTAAAGGCGCTCGCGTTTTAGGGGGAACTTTTCGCGCAAGTAGTGCAGCATCTATAACACAGCCATCGTAGGTATGTCATGCCGTTACAAAAACTACAATTTAAAGCTGGCATCAACAAAGATGTTACCCCTTATTCTAACGAGGGTGGCTGGGTTGATGGCGACAAAATTAGATTTCGTCTTGGCTATCCAGAAAAAATTGGCGGCTGGCTAAAGTATTCTGCGAACACATTTCAGGGTGTGTGTCGTGCTTTGCACAACTGGATAGCGTTGGACGGTTCCAATCTTCTTGGCATTGGCACTCACTTAAAATACTATATTGAAG